ATGTAGGAGCTAATACATACAGCTTCTGGATGCTCAGCCCCTTCACAGGCTGGTACAAGATGTCAGGCGCTCCGAACCCAGGTATGGTGGACGCCCAGCGCACTGTTACTAAAGTACGAGCGGCACAGTTTAATTTTGGTAACGGTAACCAGATCATCTTTGTTGATGGGGTTAACACACCTAAGATCTTTAATGGTCAGAACTGGTACGAGCTAGCTTTAGCAGGTACAGGTGGCAGTACGTCGCCAGGCGGGGATCAAATGGTCGAAGCACCTGCTGTGGTAGATGTTTATGAAAACCATATCTTTATATCTGGTGATACAGAAGCTGAAGGGGTTGTAGCCCATTCTGCTCCGAACGATCCTTTAACATGGACCGTAGCAGCGGGTGCAGGGCAAATCACAATCGGAACGGATATTGTTCAGATTAAACCGTTTCGTGAAAACCTTTTCGTATTTGCTTATAACTCTATCAAAAAGGTTAGTGTTGATGCGTCTGGGAATTTTGTAACCGACAGCGTAACAGCAAATGTTGGGTGCATTGCACGGGACAGTGTTCTGGAAATAGGCGGCGACCTAGTATTCTTAGCGCCCGATGGCCTGCGTCCTGTGGCTGGAACTTCTAGAATTGGTGATGTCGAACTAGAAACTATCTCAAAAAGCATCCAAGGTGCCATCGTAGACATCGTAGAAAATTTTGACTTGGATACAATGAACGGAGTTGTTGTACGGTCTAAATCTCAGGTTCGTTTTTTTGTCGGTGATGACACAGTATTTACTCAAGACAGCCTCGGGGTTCTTGGTGGCTTAACGCAGACCGATACCTCAATTTCGTGGGAGTTTGGTACTACACTAGGTATCCGTGCAAACTGCTGCACCTCTGGATACATCAATAAAAAAGAGGTTGTTCTGCATGGCGACTATGACGGAACCGTGTATCAGCAAGAGCAGGGTAACAGCTTCAACGGTGTAGACATTGTTAGTATTTATGCAACTCCGTACTTTGATTTTGGCGATGCTGGCGTCCGCAAGTCCATCCGTAAAATAAATACATTTGTTCGGGCTGAAGGTCCGATGGAGATGAACCTTTCGCTTAACTATGATTGGGGTGACTACGCAGTCTCTAAGCCCTCGGGCTATACTCAATCATCTGTGGGTGCCCCCTCCGTTTATGGTGGGCGTAATATCGACTACGGCGATGCAAACGTACTCTACGGCGGCTCCTCAAAACCTTTAATGACTACAGACGTACAAGGTTCTGGAATGTCGATCCGAGCCACGTTTGTTTCTGTTGGTCAGTACGATCCTTTTTCAATTCAAGGCCTGGTGATTGAATTTACACCAGCCGGTAGGAGATAATAATGGCAGGCTACACACGCCGCTCTGTCGGAGACATCATTAACGGCCTAGAAATTACGGCCCCTCCGCTCAATGCTGAATTTAACCAGATCAACGCAGCCTTTGATGGCACCGCAGGTCACAGCCACGATGGCACTACAGGTCAATCTCCAAAGATTAATCTTTCTACTTCCGTCACCGGGTATCTTCCTGCGGCACATGGCGGTTCTGGCGGTAAAAGTAATTTAACGGCCACTAGCAACCCTGTTGTTACCGATGATGTATCCCAGGGATATGCGGCAGGCTCCATGTGGCAAAATTCTACAACAGGTCGAGCATTTCTTTGCGTCGGTAATTTTACAGGTGCAGCGGTATGGCGTGAGTTTGTTATAGTTGATGGCATAGCCTCTGCTATTACACCAGAAACTACCAACACAGTGGATCTTGGTACGCCTTCAAAGCGATTTCAGGATTTATTTCTGGCTGGTGGTCTATCGGGCCAGGGCAATGGTTCTGTCGGGGGTTCGTGGAGTGTCACGGGTCTTCTCACTGCTAATGGTAGTTCTACACTGGATGGTCTTACCACTATAGCGCAAGTTGATGCTAACAGCGGTACAATCGATGGTACGGTCATTGGCGGCAACACAGCCAGCCCAATCACGGGTACAACGGTTACGTCTACAAGCGGCTTCATAGGCGATATTGCAGGTGATGTAACAGGCAACGTAACCTCCTCTGGTACATCGGGCTTCAACAACATAACTGCATCAGGTACAATTCAGGGCTCAGTCACTGGTGACATTACCGGCAACGTAACAGCCACTACAGGTTCTTCACAGTTCAACAATGTGACCATCAACGGTACGCTCAATATGGATGGCGCTACAGCCGCTACCATTGAGAACCTTACTGATCCGGTCAATCTACAAGACGCAGCCACGAAAAACTACGTCGATGTTGGATTAGCTGCCCTAGTTGATGCATCACCTGCCGCCCTAGACACGCTTAATGAACTTGCGGCTGCGCTGGGCGATGATGCTAACTTTAGCGCAACGATGACTACTGCGTTGGCTGGTAAGATTGCCGACACTGGCGACACCATGACGGGCAACCTGATCATGTCGGGCGCTACAGTTACTGGCCTACCGTTACCAACGGCTAACACTGAAGCGGCTACTAAGCAGTACACAGACCAACAGGACGCTCTGCAGGTAACCCGTGCAGGCGATACAATGTCTGGCTCTTTGGGCATGGGCGGCAACAAGATCACAAACCTTGGGACGCCTAGCGCCAATACTGATGCAGCCACGAAGGTATATGTAGACGGCATCTTAGGATCGTCTACGGCATCTTCTGCAAGTGCAGCGGCTGCAGCCACATCTGAGGCTAATGCTGCGGTATCTGAGGCTAATGCACTTACCCACGCTAATACTGCCGCTACGTCGATAACAACAGCGCAGCAATTTCTAGATACCTACTATGTTTCTTCCACTGCGCCTACAGGAGCCAGCGTCACACAAGGTGACCTCTGGTTTGATACCTCGGCACAAATACTCAAGGTGCTCTCCTCTGGTGGATTCCAGAATGCTGGTTCAAGTGTAAACGGTACGGCTGAACGCAAAGATTATACTGCTTCAGCTAATCAAACATCCTTCGCAGCGGTGTACGATCCAATATACGTTGATGTGTACTTGAACGGCGTAAAACTAGCACCTTCAGACTTTACCGCAACAGATGGAGCCAATGTGGTCTTGGCCTCTGCAGCGGCGGCTGGGGATACGGTTTCTATCGTGTCTTTCGGCACCTTTGAATTGGCAGACCACTACAACCGAACAACAGTCGATGCACTCATCGATGATGTCGAAACATTAGCATTGGCAGGTATATAAAATGGCTTTGAACACCACGACACTTGAGACAAATCTTAACACTAAAATGAACGCCACAACAGGCACCACGGAGGGCAAGGAGTTCTTGCTCTTAGGTAAGGCTGTTGAGGCTCTTACGCCCTCAGTCACAGTAGCCGCAGTTATTGCAGAAGGCACTACGCAAGTTGGGGTAGTGCAGGCAGAAGGCACAACCCAAGTAGCGGCGGTACAAGCGGCTGCGACAGGGTATGCACCACTAGCTAACCCCACCTTTACAGGCGAACTTATAGCTGCCAGCTACAATGAGACTTATGCCGCAGTCACATCATCTAGCAACGCCACCACAGTGAACTGCCACAACGGCAACAGCTTCAGCCATGTACTCACAGAGAACACTACGTTCACCTTTAGTAACCCACCTGCAACTGGTACGTCCTTCACGTTCAGCATTGAAATCATCCAAGATGCCTCTGCCTCTGGCTTCGCAGTAACTTGGCCCTCAAGTGTAGACTGGCCAGCCGCTACTGCTCCTACCCTGACAGCTACAGCTTCATCTAAGGACATCTTCGTGTTCACCACCCGTGACGCTGGTACTACGTTCTATGGATTTACTGCTGGTCAGGCACTCGCATAAGGAGCGCAACTAATGGCTACTAAAAAGAAAATGCTTCAAGCTGCTGCTGGTGCTGGTGGTGCAGGTCTTGATATTACAGATGTGTTCAGCACTTATTTGTATAGGGGTACTGGCTCTACACAAACGATTACGAATGGTAATGACCTTGATGGCGAAGGTGGCTTGGTTTGGATTAAATCTAGATCATCTTCGTCTGATCATTTTCTTTTTGATACAGAAAGGGGTCCGCAAAAACGTCTTATAACAAACGCAACGCTTGGTGAATATGATTTAAGTAGTTCTGGTGGTTTAAGCGCATTTAATGCTGACGGCTTTAATATAGGTAGTTACGCAGGTATCAACTCTAATGCGGTTGACTTCGCCTCTTGGACATTCCGCAAAGCCCCTAAGTTCTTCGATGTGGTGACTTGGACAGGAAATGGTCAGAGTACACAAACTATACCTCACAACTTGGGTTCTGCTCCGGGCTTTATCACTATAAAGGCAACTGGCCTTACCCAGAGTTGGTGGTCTTACCATAGAAGTCTGGGTACGGGTAAGTACCTCAAGTTAGAAACCACTGGCGCTGCTGTTTCTAATAGCATTGTGACAGCCACTTCTGATTCAAACTTCACAGTTGGCTCAACAACTACTTCTACAGGCCAAACCTACGTAGCCTACCTCTTTGCACACAACGATGGTGACGGTGAGTTCGGCCCTGATGGCTCTCAAGATATTATTAAGTGTGGGAGTTATACTGGTAATGGTTCATCTAATGGCCCTGATATTGACTTAGGGTTTGAGCCTCAGTGGTTGATAATTAAGCGTACTTCTGGAACAGACGACTGGTATTTATTCGATACGATGAGGGGTTTTACTGCTGATTCTGACTATCCATTATCAGCAGATTCCAGTAATGGTGAAAGCAGTGCAGTTACAATGGTAGACCCAGTGTCTACAGGCTTTAAGCTTACATCCAGTAACCAAGCAGTAAACGCCTCTGGTAACAACTACATCTACATGGCAATCCGCCGTGGCCCACTAGCTGTGCCTACTGATGCGACTGAGGTGTTTGCTACTGATACATCTGCTAGTTCTACGGCACAGGCTGCGAACCCACCAGTGCAATACTACTCAGGGTTTCCTGTTGATATGATGCTGCAAAAGGCTACACAGGCAGTATCTGCAAACTATTCACACGCACGTTTAACTAATGGGCGTTTAAGAACAGACTCTACTGCAGTAGAAACTGTGGTAGCTGATTACTTTGATACAAACCAAGGTTACCGCCCCATATCACTAAGTGCCAATAGTAGCTACATAGCTCACTTATGGAAACGTGCGCCGGGCTATTTTGATTTGGTGGCATTTTCGGGGGACGGAACATCAGGTCGCACTGTAAGCCATAACCTTGGTGTTGCACCTGAGATGATGTGGGTGAAAAGCCGCAGTGCAGGTGGGTCAACAAGTTATCGTTGGGGAGTTTACCACAAGGATGCTGGTAACTACAAAGTATTTTATTTAAGTGAAGATAGCACCGCAACGCCGGGTGCAGCATCTTGGCAAACCACAACGCCAACGGATAGTGTGTTTACCTTAGGGAGTGGCTGGGGTGTAAATAAGTTAAATGAAACCTACATAGCCTACCTATTCGCAACCGCACCCAATGTTAGTAAGATTTCCTCCTACACAGGCAACGGCTCAAGCCAAACGATTAACTGCGGCTTTACGTCAGGTGCAAGGTTCATCCTCATCAAAAGGACAGATGCTACAGGTGATTGGTACATTTGGGATACTACACGAGGTATTATTGCAGGGAATGACCCACACCTGAGCCTAAACACAACGGCTGCTCAAGTTACAACTGATGACAGCATTGACCCTGCAAGCAGCGGCTTCATTGTTAATCAGGTATCAGCAACTAACATCAACGTCTCAAGCGCAGAGTATATATTCTACGCAATAGCATAATCAACTGACACAGGAGAATATCAATCATGTCAGAATACAGAAACAGAACTACAGGCGACGTGAAAACACAGGGGCAATGGCGTTCAGCTAACCCCAACATGTCTTTGCCTCGTACATGGAAAGCTGCAACACTAGATGCACTTGACCTTGATGCAGTCCTACGCAGCCCAGCGGCTACTACAACAGCGTATCAGAACTCTGTGCGTGATGGTGTAGTAGAGGATGCTAATGGCAACTGGGTAGAGAACTACGTTGCACGGGGTATGTTCGCTGACACGACTGACGAGGATGGCGTAACAACCACAAAGTCAGAGCATGAAGCTGCATACCAAGCTGGTCTTGATGACACGTTAGCAGAGAGCAACCGCACTAAGCGTGATGGCCTGCTAGGCGATACAGATTACTTTGCGCTAACTGACGTAACGATGGACGCAGACATGACAATATACCGTCAGGCGCTTCGTGACATTACGGCACATGCAAACTTCCCCAATCTAATTGAAGCTGATTGGCCTGTTAAAACATAAGGAAGTAGTCCCATGACCAAAGCAAGAGATTTAGCAGACCTAATCGCAGCAGGTAACCCTCTAGCAGACGGGGCTATTGCTTACTCAGAAGTTACTGGAACTCCCACATTAGCGACTGTAGCTACAAGTGGTGCTTATGCTGATGTAACTGGTACGCCTACTATCCCAACAGACTTTGTGAGCGCCGCCTCTGGTGGCACATTCGGTGGGGATACTATAGTTGACGGTGAGTTTATAGCCGACAGCTACAACGAGACATATGTAGCTCTTACTGGAACTACTCCAGCAGTAGACTGTGAGACAGGTAACGTGTTTGCACTAAGCACAACAGGTAGTACCACCTTCACATTCACTAACCCCCCTGCAAGTGGGACAGGCTATGGCTTCACTCTCAAAGTGACGGCGGGTGGAACACACACTTTAACATGGCCTGCATCTGTTGATTGGGCTGGCGCTACTGCTCCCGATGCACCTGCAAGTGGTGAGACTGACGTGCTGGGTTTCTTGACCTACGATGGCGGCACAACGTGGTATGGGTTCCTTGCAGGGGACGCAATGGGATGAGCCTGACAAACTTCATAACGCAACTGGGGGCTGCTGGGGTCTCTAGGTCGCCTACAGTTATTGGCGAAGCATTTGGTGGTGGTTTCTATATTGGTAACATTGTGCAGGGCGGTACTGAGTATTACATTATTGTCGCCCCTAAGTCTTCTGGTGAGAACTCAAGTAAGCAATACAAGACTTCCAACTC